TAACTGTAATCACCGATGGCTTCAGTCATAGTTCTGATTTACTCAGACAAGATGATGCAGAGAGAAAAGATATCAAAGACCAGATTGGTGATGAGTGGAGATACAATCATCAGAGATTTATTCTTGACCCATACTCAAACAAGACTTTCATCTATGAAGATAAGAGTGGCGACAACTACTATTCAAGAAATGATTTTGATAATACTCAGAACATTCTAGAATGGTTATCTGCTACTTGTAATGTGACCATCACAGGCTACTTCATATTCTCTACTAAAAGAGATTGGATGAATGTTGCTGATGTTCTTACTAAAGGCACTGGCATGTATTACGATGAACAATCTAAAATGTGGAATGACATGAAGAAGACTGGTTCTGTAATCAAAGTCAAAGGCTACAACAAACTATTCTTGACTGCCGCTTCAAACCTTGCGACAACAGGTGAAGATGAACTTGATGATGAGTTTGTGGGTGCAAACAAGAATAGAATTACTGCCGCTTTCAAAAGAAACCAAAGAGGCAAAACAACTTCAAGATTCTTAACTAATGAGTTTATAAAGGAGATTGCATAATGCAGAGAATAGATACGCTAAACATAGACAAGTTTCAAGATGCTATACAACAGGTCGGTAAAGGACCATGTGTAAAGTTTGATTGTGATAGACAATCTGAATGTGCTACTGAGAAAGTAGAATGTAAGGCATTCAGATATTGGGTCAATAATGATTCTTACTGGACGATGAGAAAAGGTAAGAAGACATCTATTGATATTGATATGAAAAGATTATTAAAGGAGATAGAATAGGGTTGACAATGACCCTAACTTTTTAGTACCATAATAACTGATGAGAAATTTACTAATAAAAAAGGAGACTATATGAGTAAGTGGACTTACAACCCTGCCGAATCTGTCAATGTGGACGGCAAAAATTTCCATATGACACCGCCTAGAAAAGAGTTTTTAGAAGCTCTTAAATCTAAGTATCCAAACCAACTACAGTTCACCAAAGAACAATTTGATGCAGTTGGTGAATTTCCGTATTGGTTGAAATCAAACAGATACAATTTCAAAAATGGTTCTGTTTTCAATCTTTCACCAATACTTGCAGTTGATAATAATGGCACAACTGTTGCTGTTCCTCAACCTGCACCTGTAAATGTTGCACCACAACCTGTTGTGTCAACTAATCAAATGCCAGTGGCAGCCGCTACTGAGTCAGTCAATCTGATTGATGATAAAGTGAAAATCATTCCAGAGAAAATGTCGAATTATGTTCCTTTTGGGCACTTCAAAGATGTCAAGAACATAATCAAGTCTAAAATTTTCTTCCCTGTTTTCATTACTGGTCTTTCTGGTAATGGTAAAACATTGATGGTCGAACAAACATGTGCCGCTTTGAAAAGAGAACTTTTCAGAGTCAACATTACTATTGAGACTGATGAAGATGATTTAATGGGTGGTCACACTCTACAAAATGGTAACATCATTTTCAGAGAAGGTCCTGTTATCAAGGCAATGAGAAAAGGCGCTGTCTTACTTCTTGATGAAGTAGACTTAGGGTCTAACAAACTAATGTGTTTACAATCAGTTCTTGAAGGTAAAGGTTACCTTATCAAGAAGACTGGTGAGTGGGTGACACCAACACCAGGGTTTACAATCGTTGCGACTGCTAACACTAAAGGTCAAGGTTCAGAAGATGGCAAGTTCATAGGGACTCAAATCATGAACGAGGCGATGTTAGAAAGATTCGCTATCACAATGCAACAAGAATATCCTCCAGTGACTACTGAGAGAAACATTCTTAAAAAAGAAATGGCATTGAGTGGCGATGTCGATGAAGATTTCGCAAAGAAACTTGTAGATTGGGCTGATATAATCAGAAAGACTTACTACGAGGGTGCTATCGATGATGTTATCACAACAAGAAGACTTGTTCACATTGTCAATGCATACAGAATGTTTGGCGACAAGTTGAAGTCAATAACAATGTGTATCTCTAGATTCGATGAAGATACTAGAAACGCTGTTCTTGACCTTTACACTAAAGTCGATGAGGGTGTTCATTTAGAAACTGATTCTGAAAAACCCCTTGAAGAAAATGCTGACTCAGAGTATAATGAATACGATGAGTAAGATAAATTACAAATACAACGAAGACAAACTCCTCAAGGAGTTTGCTTCGTATGTAGATAAGACATACGCTAAACATTACTCAAAAGACAAATATCAATCCACCGAGTTCATTATTGATAGTGGGCATGGTGAAGGTTTTTGTATTGGGAATATTATGAAATATGCCCAAAGATACGGAAAGAAGGACGGTTATAATCGGGCCGACCTATTGAAGATTATCCATTATGGATTCTTTGCTTTACATAATCACGATTTATTTAAGGAGACTAAATGAAAATCTCAAATGAAACTAAGGCGATTTTGAAGAACTTCGCTACAATCAATTCAGGTATTAAAGTTGATTCAGGTAATCAATTGAAAACAATATCTAATATGAAAAACATACTCGCTGTTGCAAATGTACCAGAGACATTCGATAGAGAGTTTAGTATATACAACCTAGTTGAATTTCTAGGTGCAACAAGTCTTATGGAGAATCCAGACTACAACTTCAATGAAGCGTCATTGAGTATTGCAGATTCAGATACTTCATTAACATATTTCTATGCATCAGAAGGCATGGTGATGTCACCAGAGAAGATGATAACAATGCCAGATGCAGAGATAACAATTGACTTATCATCTACACTATTGAACGAGTTGCAGAAAGCTGCTAGTGTTCTTGGCGTAAATGATTTAGTTCTTACTTCTGATGGCACAAAGATTGAGTTCCAAGTCACAGATAAAAAGAACGCAACTTCAAATACATTCTCTAGAACTGTCGGTGAGGGCAATGGTTCAACATTTACAATGAACTTTAAGATAGAGAATTTGAAAGTATTAGACGGCAACTATACAGTTGCAGTATCTTCTAAAGGTATATCTAATTTCAAGAATAAAGATATAGACTTAGAATACTTTATTGCACTAGAACCTGATAGTTCTTACAACGCTTAATATATATAATTATGTGTGAAATAGTGCCAGTCTCCGCTACTTTCATGGGAGTATCTGAAACTCATCATTGGTCAGATACACGAACATTCGGAGGGGTTTGTTCTTCTTTATTATGAGACAAGAATTTTTATTTGTAGAAAAGTATAGACCACAAACAATTGATGAGACTATACTGCCCAAAGGGGTCAAGAAATCGTTCAAAGAGTTCGTTCAGAACAAAGAGATACCTAATCTATTATTATGTGGCACAGCAGGCACAGGTAAAACTACTATCGCTAAGGCGATGTGTAATGAACTTGGTGCAGACTTTATTGTCATAAATGGTTCTGATGAGGGTCGTCTTATCGATACTTTGAGAACAAAAATCAAAAACTTTGCATCTACAGTATCACTATCTGGTGGTCCTAAAGTTGTAATTCTAGATGAGGCAGATTACATATCTGCTGAGTCAGTTCAACCTGCATTGAGAAACTTCATAGAAGAGTTCTCATCAAACTGTAGATTCATATTTACATGTAATTACAAGAATCGTATCATTGCACCACTTCATAGTCGATGCACTGTTATAGATTTCACTATGCCTAACAGTGAGAAACAAAAACTTGCAGTAGAAGGACTCGAAAGATTAAAATCAATATGTGATAGTGAATCAATACAATACGATGAGAAAGTTTTAGTAGAACTTATTATGAAGTTCTTTCCAGATTTCAGAAGATGTATCAACGAAGTTCAACGATATGGTGCATCAGGTGTAATCGATAGTGGCCTACTAGCGACATTATCAGAAGAAAAACTTACACCTTTGATTGATATGATGGCAGACAAAAACTGGTCTGGCATGAGAAAATGGGTCGGTCAAAATTCTGATAACGATTTCAATACTCTATATAGAAAGGTATTTGATAGTCTTGAAAAGAGAGTATCAAAAAGTTCTATACCAGCAGCTGTATTAATTATTGCAGACTATCAATACAAGTCTGCCTTTAGTATGGATTCTGAGATTAACTTTGTTGCCTGTCTAACAGAGATAATGAAAGAATGTGAATGGGAGAAATAAAATGGGACAATATGACGATAAAGTAGAACTGCAAAGAAAGATACTCTTAGCAGAAAAATACAAAGACACACCAATGTGTTTACATGCACATAGTCTAACATCTATGTGGTATGACAATGACCAAACTGTAAAAGATGTGGTCAAAGGCGTAGTCGATGTTCAGTATATGGATGGTCGAATTGAGAGAACACTCAAAAATGGCAAGAAGTATACTATCGTTGAAGGCAGAACAGGCGCTGACCTAGTTCAAGAGGTTGTTAGAAACCTTGCAGACTCAGGTAAAGAACTTGCCTAAAAGAAATCCATTTGATTTCGTAAAGTCGGTCTCTTACGACAAAAAAGACCTCATGGTTGATGAGGTCGAAGAGAAAGCATATCAACCATTCTTAGTCAATAAGGCATTATCTTACCATCAAGATTCTGTCTTTCTAGTAAACGAGATGAACATCCGACACAGCACGGATAACCGTCTTCAATACTTGTTTTTCATAAATACTTTAAGAAAAAGACAAAGATTTTCGAAATGGCATAAACCTTACGAAAGTAAGAAACTCGATACAGTGAAGTCATACTTTGGTGTATCTACAAAAGTCGCCAAAGAATATCTTGAACTTATAGATGATAAACAGTATCGTGAGTTGAAAGAAAGTATGAAACTTGGTGGGAAGAATAATGGATGAAACAGACTTAATACAAGACCTAGTAGAAATAACATTTCCAGAAAAAGATGATTTCTTAAAGATAAGAGAAACCTTATCTCGTATAGGTGTGGCATCTAGAAAGGAAAAAGAACTGTTTCAATCATGCCATATTCTCCACAAAAAAGGCAAATACTATATCGTTCACTTCAAAGAGTTATTCAAACTCGATGGTAAACAAACCAACTTTGATGAGTCAGATTTAGGCAGAAGAAATACTATCATAGACTTATTAAGACAATGGAATCTAGTCAAAGTGTTGAATCCTCAACAGATATTAGACCCTAGAGCACCACTCTCTCAGATAAAGGTTATACCTTACAAAGAAAAAAATGAGTGGAAATTGACACAAAAATACTCAATCGGCAACAATATTTCATAAATACCTCTGTTAAACCAAAATTTAACAGGAGAATATATGTTAGAATTTATCGAATATATTATCAGAATCATTCAAGTGATTCCATGGTTAGTTATGGGTGCATCATTAGTAGCAGCCTTAACACCAACACCAGTAGACGATGGTCTAGTTAAGAAAGCTTATAAACTTCTTGATTGGGTTGCATTGAATGTTGGTAAAGCAAAGGACAAATAATTCCAAAAACCCCCTTTACTCAGGCATGAATTAGTAGTATACTAGTAGTTCATAATAATTAATGGGAGTATATTATGGAATATGTTATTGCAATAGCAGTTGTATTAGTTGTAATCTACTTTGCCTTCGTAAGAGGTGATAGTAGCAGTTCAACATCAACAACAACTCCTTCGCCGGCACCGGCACCAGAAGTTGTTGCAGATGTGAACAACAACGGTATCACTAGTAAAGCCGAATTAAAAACTTTAACAAAAGTTCAGTTATTCGATTTTGCAGAGAAACAAAACCTGAAAGTTAAAAAATCAGGAACTAAAGCTCAAGTGATAAACGAAATACACTCGCAATTAAGATAAAGTCTTTTAGACTATCTGAAAAGGGACCTTTTAGGTCCCTTTTTTTTGTTTCCAACGAAGCAATTATCATAAATAGTTTGTAGATATTATGAACTGGATAGAATTTTTAGCTGATGTGGGAGCGCCAATATTTGGTTCTCTCGTCATGGCATTCTTTATCTTTCTCACCTTGAAGTATATCCTCGAAGGAGTTCTTGACAATGTTAAGAGTCTCACAGGGATTATTTCGATGTTAGAAGATAGGGCAAGAGTCATGAACAACGATATCATCAAGATTGACTTGCTGATATCTCAAGCTCTGGAGTTAAGACCAGATTTAGAGAGAGTTGCAAGAGCTGAAAATTTCGTAGAAGATGGAAGTATAGATGCAAGAAGAGATTAACGAACTGCCAGAAGATGTTCTGGATTTAGAAGTCGACTATCTTGGTGCGATTGCAGATATGGTTAACCAATTTGGTTTTCCTATTATCATCGCACTTGCTATGGGATACTTCATATACTTCGTCTGGAAATTTGTGACAGAAGAACTAGAGCCTATGATTGACAAACAGCAGACAACTCTAGTAAAACTTATCGACC